TAATATTTATCCAATAAAAAAACGGGAGTTAAAAAGAAACTCCCGTTTTATAATAATGGCAATTAAGCTAAACTGTATTAAGCGCCTTGGCCTGTTACTGTTTCGCCGCCTGTACTGCCTTGTGTCGATCTTGCTGTTGATATACCTACACCTTCAGGAGCACCTGTACCAGTTGCACCATATTGTATAGCATTATCATAACGAATAGTTAATGCAATAGTAACTGGTTCGTTTGTTGCATAGTTTAGTGAATTATAATTTGCACTTTCTATATAACACCCTACCAATTCAAATGCATCAAGCACATTTGCATTGAAGCCGCCGTTGCCGCCATCTAAAATTTCAATTTTAGTTGTAAATTTATATGACGCTGACGATACTGCACTTGCTTGCTCAAAGAAATCAAATTGTCTTTGTAGTTGTCCGCCAACAATTTTTTGTACGTTGTTGTTTGCATCATCACGTAAATTAATTGTAACTGGTTCCCAAGTATGCTTACCTGCAAGATATGTTCTTGAGTTATAAGCATCGATTGTCATTTGTTCAAATGACAAATTTGGACGACTTACATCGATTACGTTTTGTGTTAAGTCTCTAGTACCATTAACACTTACGCCACCGCCAAATCCTGTAAACAGAGTGCGGAAACGATATTGTAACTTAGGCATTAGGATTGAACTGTTTGAGTTCGCGCCGCCTGTTGGTACACTAATATTGTCTAAAGTTGTAATTGCCATTTATATCTCCTATTACAGTAGTATTTATGCATATGTGGGTAGGGATATTTCCCTACCCATTAAGTACGCATTTTATCCTAGTGCTGCAATCTCTCCTGTGTTCTTAATACGCAATGGTATGTAAATAAACTCAATTGCTTTTACTGGCTCAATAGCAATGTCTAAATATAGNTCATTTCTATCAATTCTTGCCGGAGTATTATTTGACTCATCGCATACACTTAAGAAGTCATACAAAGCTCTTAGTCCTACTAATTCAAGTAATAGAGCATCTGCTGCTGCTTTGACTTGATCACGTGTGATCTTATCATTTGGCTCAAACAAGTATGGTCTTGCAAGTAGTTCTAATTGTCCACGTAGGTAAACTGTAAGTCTTGCTACGTTAACTCTATCTAGCGCACTTGCATTTCTTGCACGAGTCTTTTGTCCAAATACAACAAGACCTGCACCGTTGATAAACGTAATTGGATTAATTGCGTTTGAATATAGTGTGTCGCGCTGTCCTGTGTTTAAAGACACAGTTTGGAATTCGCCCTCTGATGTTACATAACCTGTTGATGTAGCGTTAGTTACACCACCACGTCTTGTACCTGCCGGTGCAAACCATGGATAAGCAACTTGGTCATTTAATATCATTGTGCGTAGTGCCATATGACTTGGAGGAACAACAACGTTGTTGCCTAAATTATCACTTGAGAAGCCCCATGGATAGTACATACCTAGGTATTCATCACGGCTAACTGCACCATTGTCATTATCTTCGACTGCGCCAGCAACGTTAGTTGCCCACTCATTAAGTGATGTTGCATCTGGTGTTAGTCTTGCAGGTGTGTCGCCTACAACAAATGCTGTTAAACGTCTGTCGTAATTTAGTGCTACCATTTCACCAATTAGCTCTGGATAACCTGGGCAAGCAATTAAGTTAAACTGACGTGATTCTTCATCACGGATGTCTGTATTACTATTTACAGTTGCCTGTAGTGCTTGTACAATAGTCTTGCGTACTGCATGACGTCCAAATGTTCCTGAGCCATCTTCGTTATTGCCCGAAGCAGTAACCCAACGATGCGAATAATAACCGCTCATTGATTCGTCTTCAAGCGAGCCGCTGTTGCCAATTACTTGGAAACGACCATTATCAGCAGTTGTATCAATATAGTTGCGCTCAAAACGCTTAACATTAAATCCACTTCTGCGCATGTTCCATAGCAACATACCTTTTGGATATAGTGCCGGGTCCGGAGCGTCTGGGTCTAAATAATCGCTTGTTAATAGTTCTGCAATAGTGGCTGCTGCTGAGTTCGATCCTGCATCACTCCAACGTGCATCAGCAAAAAGTATACCTGCTTCTGTAGTTTGATCTGTACCGTCTCTTTGCACCCATTTAGCAAGAACTGCATTGTAAACATAAACGCCTGGATATGTTTCAATAGTTGAAGTATCAACCCATACATCGCCATCTACAAGTGCTGTGCCGTCAGTTTGTTCTACTGGCTGCGTTGCACTTACAATAGGTCCTGTTGCGTTTGTATCAGCATAGTCTGCACTAAAGTTTTGATATCCGACCCAGCCAGTTCCGTCATGAATCATAAGATCAACATCATCAACAACTGAACTATACCATAGCTTGCCATCTTCTGTTAAACTTGCTGGTGCATCTGGACCTGCTGTATAAGTTAGTTCTTTCCAGTTACTAATTACAAAATCATATCCAGTGTCGCCTGTTGGTGCTGTATAATAATTTTGAGTTCCACTTTTATTTGTATAGTTATATGCTGTAAACCCAATTAGTGCAAGCATTCCGCTTGTGTCTTTTACACGAATTTCTCCGCCTAATTTATGTTCAATAGTAAGTTTATTTGTACTGTCTACAAAAGCAACAATATTCTTAAATCCTACTGCATTAATTTCACCAGCAATTGTTTCAGCGTTTGCACTACCTGGAGTAGCAATTGTTACTGTAACTGTTTTTGCTGTACTAAATGATGCACTGTTTGCAACAGTTTCAATTAGATCAAATGTATATGTTGTAGCTGATAGTTGCGTAGCAACCTTTTCACTAACTGCTCTTGTAGAACCTGTTGCTGTGCGCTCAAAGATTTTAAAGTCAGCAATTGGATCAGCTGCTTCTTCAACATTTGTTTTTACATACAAATCGCCTTTTACTAATGCTGGGCCGCCTGTTTTATCTAAATCGTATATAGCACCTTGTGGCGTTGTATACATTGGCGCTGTTACATTTGCCCAAAGTTGTGTATCTGTACTGTACTGCTTAATTGCAAAATCTGCGCCACCATTTGGTTTGGTTGTTTTGATCCAAACTGAGCCGGTTGGAGCAGGTAATGTATCAGTTGATTTAAAACCAGGTACATTTGTATGTGGTTTTGTTTCTACACGAGGTGTGCTGTATGTTGCTTCAACAATGCCTAATACACCAGCATCTGATGCGCCGCCTGCTGCGCCAGTTAGTGTTCCACTAGCACCATCAATTTTAATTTTACCATCTGCAACAGAGCCATTTGATTCTGCAAGTGATGTGCCGTAAATTTCTAAGTAGCCATCAACTGCTGCTGCTGCAACTCCAGCAATTCCTGCTGCGTTAATTACTGCGGCTAGTCCTGCAATTGTTCCACTTGCATCAGTTGTAACTGTTGTACCGTTAATAATGATTTCGTCACCGTTTGGAACAACTGGATTTTGATTAGCGCCCTTTACTGTGTAATGACTTGCTTTCCACTGGTCACTACCAACTTCAACCCATGTGCCAGAGCCACCAGCTAGTGTATTAGTTCCAGCAGTTTTGTACCACAAACGATTCATTGTTGTAGTTGCATCAACTGCATAATTGCCGATTTGGCCAATTGATGTTTTTGGTGCATCTGTAACACTATCAATATCAGATGTTTCAACTATTACTGTACGTGTTTGTGAAGTAAATGTTTGTCCGCCAGTAACATTTAATGCTGCTGCGTTCCACTCAAGTATACCAAAACTTGTAATTTGCGTGTCAAACCAGTTTGCGCCGTTAGCAGGTTCGCCATCTGGTGCTGTTGCACTTGCATCTAGTTCGCCTAGATCAAGGTCTGCTCTTACTACATATGCTTGATTAGAAACACCAAGTAATGAGTAAGCAGTTTGTAATCCGTATTCATTTTGCTCGCCTGCATGAATCATGTTTCCTGCTGCGTCGGCTTTGAAAATTGGATCTCCGAATGTTTCTCCTAGCTCTCTTTGGCTAGTTATTAAATATGCTTTGCCAGCATTAGCTTTAGTCGTACCAGGTGCTACACCTGCTCCCGAACTTGCTGTTTTATTGCCGGCAGTAGCAACAAATATTACAGGTACTGTGCCTGCTGCTGCTGGGGTGTAGAACGATTCGTCAATTACTTTGACCTCTACGCCTGGTGATACTAATGCCATATTGTTTCTCCTGTTTGGATAGTGTTTCTGCTATTGTATGTATTTATAACTAATGACAAGAAAACACCTTATAATCATACCGAAAAAGGTACCAAAAAGGTGAGGTAAATACAATATGAGACCATTATGCAAATGCGGCCAGCGTCCTGCGGCTATAAACTATAAAAAAGAAGGTAAAGTTTATTATCGTAAATTGTGTGAACGATGTTTACGTAATGGAATTAATCACGGGATACCTAAATGGAAACAACGAGGATACGAAAAAAAAGACACATGCGAAAAATGTAATTTTAAAAGTAAGCATCCTGAACAGTTTAATGTGTTTCACATAGACGGTGATTTAAACAATTGCCGACCTAATAACTTAAAAACTATTTGTGCTAACTGCCAACGCATAATGCAGAAAGAGGGAGTTAAATGGCGCCAAGGAGATTTACGACCTGACTTCTAAATAACACATTAGTCTGTCTAAGTTAAATCGCAAGTCTTCTAATGTGCCGTTATTGTCGATAGTAAAATCAGCCATCCATTGTTCCAAACTCATTGAGTCCTTTGACTCTAAAGGCAAATGGTCGCTACGATCAACCCAAATAGCGTAATCGAATACACCAGTGTTTTGCATTGCAAAGAATTCACGTTTATTGCGTAGCCCACAATAGATATCGTAAGCAGCAAACATCTCTCTGCCTAAAGTTGCTGCATCAGGAACATTATAAGCGCAGATAGCATCATACCATTCTGCTCTGTGATTATGCCTGTCAGCGTAACACTCTTCCTCATCAGCATATCCATACTTGTCCTTTAGATCATTATATATAAATTGTTTACTACAAAACTTTGAGCTTGATTCAAATGTGTATCCATAATCGTCGCGAAGCATTTCGCACACAGTGTCTTTACCGTGTCTGCCGTGACCTATTACTAACAATTTAAGTTTGTTCATTTAAAGCTCCTAACTTTTATATAGTATATACTATTAGCTAGGCAATGTCAACCGTTAATTGTAGCCTAAAACTGCTACTTTAGACATTTCTTCATTTAGTATTTCAGCTTCGCGGATTTTATATGCTGCTTCAAAACCGTCTTCGTGAACATAATTTTCGTTATTACCCCAGAGTCGTTTAAAGTATGAATCGTAAGTTTTTTCAATCTCTTCATCACTCCAAGAAGTGTCAATTAACTTGCCTTTGATTATCCAGTTAAATCTATTAGCCTCTTTACGTACAAATGATGAACACATTAGTTTCTCCTACTGTAACTATATTTACAGAGGATCTGTGATGTTAGCGTAAACTTCGGTTGATTTTAACCTATTAAAAATCCATAGCCTGCGCCGCCGGCTACTGCCATTGAAACTTCTGCTTCTAGCTTTTCCATTTCAGCTTGTGCTTCGGCTTTTAAGCTATCGCCGTTTAGTGTTGATCCGCCTTGGGGACCAGCAATAGTAGCAAACTTTGAACGTGCTTCACCTAGCATATATTTACATGCTGCAAGAGTATAATCTTTAATCCATTGCTTTGCTAGGTAGTCGTCTAATAACTGTTCGTCAGGGCGGAAATTATATGCATATAATAATATTGTTTCTTCTGTTCTAGGACGCTGTAGCAGCGTTAATTTTTTAGTAGTTGTATTCCACTTGAATTCAATAAAACTACCGAACATTCTGCCCACTAGTTCTTGATGCTGTGAAAACATATCATATGTTGCTAACCCGCCCATTTTAGAGCTAGATAATAGATACGTATTTGTATAAGCCAAATTAAACGGTTCATATATTGTCCCACCGTCGCCACTACCGGAACGCGAGCCTACACTTCTGCGATGTAATTTACGAACTTCAATAACTTCATTTGGCAAGGTATATTCATTTTGATCAACTACTGTTGTTAAAAACAAATACGACTCTTCAACTGAGTTATCGCTACGCTGTCTAAAGCGAGTTAATGCTTTAGTTAATCCTGTATTATAATGTATAGGATCAAGTTCGACGTCAACCATGCCGCCGCCCAGCATAGCATTTACATAATCAAATACTTCTTGTTTTTTTGTTGCTAAGTCTGCCATTATGAGTTTCTCCAATAGTATTTATCGTATGCGATAAATATGTATATGCCAAGAATAAGTTTATATAAACCAGAGCGCGGTAACGATTATCATTTTATAGACAAGCAAGTCTATGAAATGTTTACAGTTGGCGGAACGGATATTAATATCCACAAGTATCTAGGACCTAACAATCCTGAAGAAGGTGAAGGAACTGCTGATCAACCAACGTATGATGTAGTTAAAGAAACTAATATACAAGACTTGTTATTTCTTGAAAATAGAGATAGAAAGTATGATGCGGATGTATACACCATGCGTGGTATTTATAATGTCCAAGATATTGACTTTGATTTATCGCAATTTGGATTATTTCTAAGTAATGATACATTGATGTTGACTATACATATTAATAGTAGCGTAAAAACACTTGGCAGAAAAATAATGCCGGGTGATGTAATTGAGCTACCGCATTTGAAGGACGAATACGCCGCCAATCAATATGACGTTGCACTTAAAAGATTTTATGTTGTAGAAGATGTTAACCGTGCAGCTGAAGGATTTTCAGCAACTTGGTATCCACATTTATATCGCTTAAAACTAAAACAAATATACGACGGACAAGAATATTCAGAAATACTTGACTTACCTGCAGAAGAAGGTAGTGACAACACGTTAAGAGACATTCTATCGACCTACGAAAAAGAAATGCAAATTTCAAATGCAGTTGTTAATCAAGCAGAGGCTGATGCACCTGAAAGTGGGTTTAATATTAATCACTATTATACAGTTGCTACAAACGACGACGGCACTGCTGCATTAAAAACAGCCGACGAAACAGATATTGATGCAAGTAATATTAATACTAGAGCAGACGAAATTACTGATAGACCGGAGAGAGAAGGTTATACTGGATACCTAGTTGGTACTGGGAGTGATACTCCAAATGGTGCTCCATTTGGCTTTGGCATACAATTTCCATCAAACAAACAAGAAGGTGATTATTTTTTAAGAACAGACTTCTTACCAAACAGAATGTTTACATATGACGGACAACGTTGGATCAAAGTACAAGATGATATACGTATGGAATTGAGTAATACNCTAGAGAGACAAACTTATAAATCACAATTTATTAATAATACTGCAACTTCNGATATTGGNGGAGAAACAGTAACAGAAAGACAAAGTTTAAGTAAAGCTCTTAAGCCTAAGGCAGACAACTAATGCTACATTTTTATGACGGTCAAATAAGAAAATACACTACTCAAATGATGCGTATTTTGAGTAATTTCCCTGTTAAAGACGGCAAGGGCGTTATCAAAGATGTCCCTGTTATGTATGGCGATTTAACTAGACAAGTTGCTAGTATTATTAGAGAAAATTCAGAAAATAAATTACCTAGTGCTCCTCGGATTAGTGTTTATATTACAGGATTAGAATTAGATAAAGCTAGATTACAAGATGCAACATTTGTGCGTAAGACTAATATTAGAGAACGTGCATATGATGAAGAAAATAACGAATACTTAAATTCGCAAGGTAAAAATTATACTGTAGAACGATTAATGCCTACTCCATATTTAATGCGTTTAAATGCAGATATATGGGCATCAAATACTGATCAAAAACTACAAATACTAGAACAAATATTAGTATTGTTTAATCCTAGTCTAGAAATGCAAACTAATGATAACTTCATTGACTGGACAGCTATTACTGTTGTTAATTTAGAAAATGTAACTTGGAGTAATAGAAGTGTTCCTGTTGGTGTTGATAGCGAAATAGATATTGCTACATTAACATTTAGTATTCCGATATATATTAGTCCTCCTGTTAAAGTTAAAAAGATGGGTGTTGTTACTAATATCATTACTAGTATGTTCGACGAAACACGTGGAAACATCGAAGAAGGTATAAGTGCTCCACAATTAAATCAGTTTGATGATGTTGCTGTTGCTGGC